TGGAACGTTAACAGTTACAGGAAGCCCTGTAACAACGTCAGGAACAATAAATGTAGCGTTGCCTACTACATCGGTTACCGCTGCTACTTATACAAATTCTACAATCACTGTAGATAGTTTTGGGCGCATAACTTCTGCTGCTAACGGAAGTTCTATTGGAACGATTGTTGGAACGACAAATCAAATCAGTGCTAATACAGTTTCTGGTACGACAACATTAAGCATTCCATCGGATTTCAGAATTCCTGGGACTTTAACGTTTCCTAATACTACTCAATCATCTAATTCTTCCAATCTTTCTTTTTATACAAATTCTACAACAACCTATCCGGTACAATTTGCTAATGGACAAACTACTTACAATTTAGATATTGCTTATGAACGTATTGGAAATTTAATTTTTGTTTCAGTTAATACTAATGGATATTATTTAACATGTGATACTTCAGGTAGTACCTCTTTATATGGAATTAATAGTTCTAGTGTTCCATCTTCTTATGTACCTACAAATATAGGGTGGGCAAATATTGGTAAAGGAACTATTATTGTTTCCTCTTATCCAAATACTTCATATACACTTTCTTGCAGCGTTAATATGTATACTGATGGAACTCAAAATGGGACTACTTTTTCTTTTGATTTAGATCCTATAATTAATTTTAATGGAAGCACTTATACATCTTATCAACCTACGTTTATCGCAGGGTATTTATACGGGTTTGGATCAATAACTAGTGATTATACTTATTATCGTGGTATAAATTTCTTTTATTCAAGAGTTGCTCCATCCATGGTATAAATTTCTTTTATTCAAGAGTTGCTCCATAAAATGGCTAATGCACCAGATACTCCATCTTATCTATTAGTAAACGGTACAACTTATACATCTACGTCCCCTTTATTGAGCAATACCAAATTATTTGTTTGATGCCCAGTCCACAAGCTCAATATACGTTTGAAGCTATTTCTAGTAGGTGAGATCAGGTATTTCAAATCTTTGGATTTAACCAGTCATCACCTAAAGTACCTAAACTACCTAAAGTGATAATTAATGTTTGGGCTACTAAAATTTTTCTAGATTGTTTAGGTATCACTTGACAATGTGTATGGTGTGCATTGTATACTAAATTATAAACGAAAGGTGTTTTCATGGTTTATATAAGCAAACAGGAATTTGGAGAGTTTATACGCAAACTTAGGCTTGGGTTAAACCCGCCTGTGACTTTAAGGGGATTTGCAGAAAAAGTAGGTATAAGTCCAACGTATTTATCTAAAATAGAGCGTGGTGATTTTGATCCACCAGCAGAAGATACAATAGTACGTATAGCAAAAGAGCTGAAGTGCAATGAAGATGAATTGCTGGGAATGGCTGGCAAAATATCTTCAGATGTAGCTAGCGTTATTATAAATAAGCCAGTTTTAGCGGCACAGTTTCTTAGAACTTCTAAAAGTCTAACTAAAAAAGAATGGGAATCATTAATAACCCAAGCAGAAAAATTTAAGAAAGGTGATAATTAATGAAAGTACCATTCAAATTCGTATAAATGCAATAGAAATTTTTTGTAATTAAGTATAAAATTAAATATAGATTTAATTTTATTTAAATATAAATGGCATTTGTCCTAACTTATGAAACTTTAACGACAACCATTAAGGATTATGTAGAACGTCAAGATGCACGTTTTATTGATACTATTCCTGTATTTTTGGTTTTAGGACAACAACGTGTTTGTAAAGACTTAAAGATCTTAAACATTAAGAATTTTGTAACTGATTCATTAACTACAAATGTTCAATTAGTTGCCAAACCAGGAGATTGGATAACAAGTAACTATTTTAATATTTTACAACCTAACGGTGAAAAACTTATTCTTAAATTTAGATCTAACGAGTATTGCGATACTTATTGGCCCAATCCAACAGATGTCGGCGTACCAAAATATTTTGCAGATTATACCTTTAATACCACAAAAATAGTTCCTACGCCTGATCAAGATTATCCTTACGAATTTGGATATTATGCATTGCCACCTCTTTTAGACGAAACAAATGGCACAAACATTTTAACAAGTACTATTCCTCAAGTATTGATTTATGCCTGTCTTTTAGAAACAGCATCTTATTTAAAGGATGATGAACGTTTGCCTGTATGGACAGATTATTATTCCAAAGCAAAAGATGCCGTAAATGCAGAAGATTTAAGTCGTATTTATGTTGGATTTACCAGTAATAACCATTAAGGAAAAAATATGACTATTCAATCAATAGCTTTTTCTTTAGGAAGTTCTCAAACGGTTACATTTAATAACCATTAAGGAAAAAATATGACTATTCAATCAATAAGTTATGGTGCTGTGCAAACGGCGTATGTAAGTTACACAAGTTATGATTTAGATGTAGCAAATTCTATTTCAACTTTTGTATGGCCAACACCATATGCAACGTCTCCAAATGTTTTAGCTGCTACAACCAATTTTGTTGTTACAAAAACTGGATGTAAAGTTAATTTTCCAAATGCTAATGAAGTTAGCTTAGGCATGAATATTTTTATTCGTAATGATGGTTCATCAAGTGAAGCAGTTACGATTAATGATAATCTCGGTAATCCGATAGAAGTTATAGATCCAGGTGAAGTTTGGTGGATTCAATTAACGGCTTATACAAACGACTCGGCAGGTGTTTGGATTCCTATACAACAAGGAGCTGGAACATCTCAAGCTACTGCTGCAGATTTAGCAGGAAAAGGCTTAGAGGCAGTTGCTACAAGACTTAATACAGTTATTCCTCCCAAAACAATTACAGCAGATTACACAATTGTAGACGCTGATCAATCAGGGTTAATTTTAATTAATAGCACTGGGTTAGTAACAATCACTCTTGGTGCATATCGTGGTGGATTTAGTGTTTCATTTAACAATATAGGAACTGGTGATGTTTTCTTCACCGGAATTGTTAATAATTCTACAGCTTTTTCTTTAGGAAGTTCTCAAACGGTTACATTAATTAATGATGCAATAGATACTAATAAATGGTGGACATTAGGATTAGGGCAAGGAACATCTTTTCTCGATAGCGTTGTATCAGTTGATTTGACGGATATAGCTTCCACAGGAGGGACTTTAGTTCTTAGCGCCAGTCAACTTAATGCATTTATCCAACAATTTTATTCTGATGATCCAATTACTCAAGATATTGTTATTTATTATGGTAATAACTCAGGAAATTGGTATGTAGCAAATTTTTGTAGCACTACAAATGGTTCAACAATTTCATTAAGTTTAGGGTTTCCGGTTACCCCTGTAGGTACCCCAATAGTAGTCCCAATGGGTGCAAAATTAATTTATTATGCAGCTAATGATCCAACGACAAATCAGTTATCTTTATTTACTATTCCATCTACCTTATCTTTACAAAAATTACTTCTTGCAGATGGAACAGAAGCTGCACCTTCTCTTTCATTTTCGTCTGATGCAACATCGGGTTTTTATTTAGAAAATGCTTTTCAGCCATCTATTTCAGCAAATGCAGTTCAAGTTGCCACTTTTGATGGAACAACTAATACTAATCCAAAAATATTAGCTAATTCAGGTGCATCAGATTATCCCGTTTATACTTTTGATACGGGAACTGATTTTGGTATGGGATTGGTCAATCCAGGAAAATTAGGTTTTTTTGGTGGAAATGCTGCAGTATGTAATACTTTAGTTACGTCTGGTGGTGTAACTAATTCTACATTTATAGAACCAACAAGTGGAAATACCTTAGCTTTAACCATAGATAATGCAGAGGCTGTATTAGATTTTACTATTGGTGGATTAACCGGTTCAATATCAACTTCAGCAACTACAAATTTAACTTTGTCATATTTTGATGGTACAACTACTGGAAATTTAAACCTATCGGTTCCAAGCGCTACATCGACAGCTTTAACGCTTTCATCACCTGCAGCAAACAATTTATTAATAACTGTTAATGATGCAACTCCAGCAACAGTTTCTTATGGTGGAAATTTAGCAGTTTCTATTGCAAATACTGGTGCAATGACATTTGCGCAAACTGCAAATTTCACTCAACGAAATGCTACTTTAAATGCCTTATTGCCGAACCCTGCTGCACTTGGAAACATGCTTGCATATGATGGTACTAATTGGATTTTAACTCCAGCAGTTGCAGCAGGAAGCATTCTTTACTTTAATGGTGCTAATTGGGTATCTATTCCAGCACCAACAGCGGGTGGCTATCTTTATTATAGTGGAGGCGTTTGGAAAAGTACTGCAGCACCGAATGTAGGAGAAATTACTTATTTTAATGGGACTGATTGGATAAATCTTGCTCCTGGTGCTGATGGGAGTGTTTTAACGCTAGCAGGAGGATTACCAACATGGGCTCCTTAGATAATATTTTTAATCAAGCCATTGAAAATGTTTTAGAAAATGAAGGGGGTTATGTTAATGACCCTTATGACCCTGGTGGAGAAACAAATTTTGGTATATCTAAAAGAATTTATCCCCATCTAGATATAAAAAATATTACGCGCAATCAAGCAATAGATATTTACAAAAAACAATATTGGGAAAATACAGCATATCCATTAATTTCAACAAAACTACCATTAATTGCTATAAAAATTTTCGATTTAAGTGTCAATATGGGAAATGTCCAAGCCAATAGACTTTTGCAACGTGCTTGTAGATCAATTGGATCCCCACTTGTAGAAGATGGGTATTTAGGTCCTAAAAGTTTAAAAGTTATAATGAACAGTAATCAGGATTTATTGTTATGTAGTTTTAAATCAGAAGCAGCGGGCTATTACCGTGTTCTTTGCGCCTTAAAATCTTCTAACAATGAATTTTTAAATGGCTGGTTAAGTAGGGCATATGAATAATTACAAATGTCAGGTATTACAAAGCGATCCAGGTATTCAGCGTGATGGTACTGGTTATGATTCAACAAATTTTATTGATGGACAATGGACAAGATTTTACAACAACAAACCTAGAAAAATGGGTGGTTACAAAGCTGTTAATTATGGGACAGATCAAATTATCCGTAGCATGTATTCTGCTCCTTTAGATAATGACGTTCAAATATATTTAGGACGAATTGAATCGTTAAGTTATGTATCTCTCCCCATTAGCGGTAACATAAATATTAACCTTACAAATGAAGTTGATAGAACTCCAACAAGTTTGGATCTTAATCTAGAAAACTCTTGGAGTTTTGATTTATTTACTAACTTTACCGATGCATATCTTGAATCTCAAATTATTGCTCAGGTATGTCCTAATGCATCATCAATTAACAATGCTGTAGAAGGTCCTATTTATTATGGAAGTATCACTAATAATTTACCTTTAATTCCTATCATAGACAGCGAATTAGGTACGATTCAATGTAGTGGGGGTATTGTTTTTCTTTCCCCTATTTTGGTTGCTTATGGAAATAATGGAAAAATTAAATGGACAGATCCAAATGCGGCTGATCCTTTAAATACATGGCATGATTCTTCGAATAATCCTTTAGAAAACACAATTGCTAACACCAAAATTGTTTATGGAACATCTATCATTGGTGCAAGTGTTCCTACTGGACTATTTTGGTCATTAAATAGTTTGATTCGTGTAACATACAGTGCAATAACAACAGCAGATGTTACAAGTTATGTATTTGCCTCTACAACCATTGATAACAACATAAGCATTATTTCTAATACAAGTGTTGTTAGTTATAAACAAACATATTTTTGGATTGGCACGGACAATTTTTTCATGTTTGATGGCGTTGTGCAAACTATCCCTAATACCATGAATAGACATTGGTTTTTTAACAATGTAAATTTTGAACAGCGTAACAAAATATTCGGATATGTAAATTCACGATACGATGAAATTATTTGGTATTATCCGACTAGAGATAGTACAGAAAATAATGCATTCATTGCCTATAATTATGTAGGAAGATTTTGGTTTGATTCATTAAATGGACGTTCAACAGGTGTATCAGCAAATGTGCTTCCTTTTCCTTTATTAGCTGATTCTCAATCTACAGCTATTACTACACGCAGGGGCGTAGAAAATTATTATCTTCTTTGGCAGCATGAAATAGGAAGTGACAAAGATATTTCTGGTAAATTGACGCCTATTTTAAGCAATTATACGCATCACATTACAGATATTTGCTCTCAACCAGACAGTCAAAATCGTTTAATTCGCAACCGTCGTGTAGAACCAAACTTTTCAATGATTGGTAATATGGATTTATGGTTTATCAATATGATGTGGGCTGCAGATTATATTAATGGAAACGCTATTATTGATGGTCCTTACCCTTTTAATTCTTTTACGCAATTTGTAGATATGGCAAGTCAAGGTAGACAAGTAGCTTTGAAATTTCAAAGCAACGAATTGGGTGGTTTTTTTCAAGGTGGAAAAACCTTATTTGATTGGGAAGTTGGCGATGTGCAACCTTAATAACTATGCCTAATTTAGCATTGCCAATTAATTTAGATTTTAATGATTGGGCTAACCATATTCGAAATGATTTAAGTATGTACAACATTCCAATTGCCGGACCTAAAAATCAATGGAGACAATGGGCAAATCAAGTTATTAATAGCAATACAATTCCTGGCATTCCGCTTCCGACTGAACTTGGATATCCAAAAAATGAAGATTGGAGGCAATGGGCAATTCGTTTTTATCAAATTGTTATTGATATTCCATAATAAACCAAAGTATTTATGTGTAGAAAATAATTCAATATAACTATATACTTTTAATTAAGTATTTGTTTTTATTTTTGTATACTGGAGCTTTATTATGTACCCTAATCTAAATCCAAACCCAATGCAGGGTATGAATTTTCCTACGAGACAACTTGTTAATTCTGCTCCGACACAATCACCATTTCAGGCAAATATGTCGGCACAAAGTCAACATAATCCACAACAACCTCAACAAAATTTTAAACGGGGAGGTCGGGTTAAAAATAGTTATGTAGCTGCTCATTTTTCTAAAAAAGAATTAGATGCATTAGATCATTTACAGGGTGGATCTGAACGTCATAATAAAACGGGGATTCGATCATACAAAGGATTAGAAGCGCTTTTAAAAAATCCTCATTTGCTAAAACTTATTCATGAACATAGTGCAAGCCATCATGCAGAAGGTGGTTCTATACAAGGAATGGCACATAATGGACGTCATGGCGATACAGAAATGGCTTTTATTGGACCTCATACACGTCAATTACTTGATAAATTAGCAGGTCATAAAACACGTAATCCTTATGACGGTCATCCTGAATATTTTTCTTTAGGAAAGATGTTAGGTGGTATTGGCAAAACTATTATGCGTGTTCCAAAAGGGATTATTAAAGGCGTTTCTAGAATTGGAAAAACTTTTGGGAATTTAAGTCCTACGGCACGTGGAATGTTAGGCACAGCAGCATCTGCTGCTGCATTACCAATAATGGGACCAGCGGCTGCAGCACTTCCTTTTATTGCTAATGCTGCGCCTGATTTTTTAAAACATATAAGAGGTTTTGCTGGAAAAGCAAAAAGTTCTGTAAATGATTTGAAAAACCAAGCTAATAGCATGTTGGGACAAGCACAAGAGTATGGACAAAATATGTACGGAAAAGCTCAAGACAAAGCTCAGGGTATGTATGATCAAGGAATAAATAGAGCTCGAGACATGTATGACCAAGCTATAAATTATGGTCAACAAGCACAAAATGAAGCTCAAAATATGTATGGCCGTGCACAAGAGTATGGACAAAATATGTACGGAAAAGCTCAAGACAAAGCTCAGGGTATGTATGATCAAGGAATAAATAGAGCTCGAGACATGTATGACCAAGGTATAAATTATGGTCAACAAGCACAAAATGAAGCTCAAAATATGTATGGCCGTGCACAAGAGTATGGACAAAATATGTATAACCAAGGTCAACAAGCTTATGGAAATGCACGTAATAAAGCAAAAGGATACGGCCAAGATATATACAATCAAGCTCAAGGAATGGGTAATCAGTATGCACTCCAAGGGCGTCAAATGTATAACCAAGGACGTGATCAAATGAATCAAATGGGTCAACAAACGAAAGAAATGTATAATCAATTTCAACAACTTCAACAACAACCGTTTTATGAGCCTTATCAATCGCAATATCAGTCTTACCAACCTTCTTACCAACCTTATTCTTACTATCAATAAGGAGTTATTATGGAAATACAAGCTATTGATAATGGTGTAGAAAGTCCAACTGAAATCCCAGGTGTTGAGCTTTTATTGTGTCATTTTACCAAAGGAGAACTTGAAGGTTTAGATAATCTTCAAGGTGGTCCTTCTATTGATGATGATACAGGATTAAGAGAGTATTCTAAACTTTCTATCGTTATTGAAGATCCTAAAATTCAAGAAATTTTTAGGCACGTCCAAGAAGAATTAGGTGATGATGGAAAAGTTTCTCCAGATCTTCACAATATTTATAAAACTGCTAAAGACAATTCTTTGCCATTTAGAGAAGCACCTCAAGAAAAAGAACCTCCTGCAAAAACGCTTGCGAATATGGGAGAAGGTGGAGATACCGAATTAGCACTTATTCCCAAAAATCTTGCTGAATTTTTAATTGATCTTAATGGAGGATATTCCATTAATGATAAAACTGGATTATTAGAATTTGGTTTTTTTAAAAATATAGTAAAAATAGTTAAAAGGGTTGTTAATAATCCTGTAAAAGCTGTAATTCACGGTGTAAAAAAAGCATTTGGCCCAGAAGGCGTAAGAATTGCTGGAACAATTGGAGGAGCAATAATTGGAGGTCCATTAGGTGCAGGACTAGGTGCTGGGTTAGGAAACATGGTAACAGGAGCGGATATAAATAAATCTTTATCTCGTGGACTTGGAGTAGGTGCTGCAGCTTATGGTATTCAGGGATTAGGACAAGCTATGGGCGTTAGTGCTTCTGCACCATACACAGGTGGATTTTTTGGTGGAGAAAATGCTTTAGGATCATTATTAGGTGGATCAGGTACTATTGGAGCTAATATGGCTCCGGTATACGGAACAAACGGACAATTGATTGCAGCTAAAGGCGCTGCTTTACCAGCAGTTAGTAATGCTACGGCAAGTGCTGGAACCGGTAGTGGAATTTTTGGATCATTAGGAAAAGCTGCATCTTCTTTGACATCTAATCCAGCTGCATTAATGCTTGGTATGACAGGTCTGAATATGTTGGCAGAAAAACAACGTATAAAAGAGCATAATAAGTTAGTACAAGCACAAAAAGAAGAAAATGAACGTGTGCGTCATGATCTTGGTTTTGATCTTCCCGATATTAAAATGGGAAAACGTAATCGTTTATTAGAAAATCCCGCTTATGATCTAGAAAACAATGAAAATTATTATTTAGATGAACCAGAATATTATAAAAAGGGTGGATTGGTTAAACACAAAGATTTAGGTTCATTTACTAAAAGTACAGGTATTTATGGTCCTGGTAATGGTCAAGATGACAAAATCAAAACCAAAATTCCGTCTGGTTCTTATATCATTGATGCTAGCACAACAGCAAATTTAGGAGATGGATCTTCTTCTTCTGGAATCAAAGTTTTAGAAGAAGTAGCAAAACATATTAAAAAATCTAAACCGATTCATGTAGTAAAGCATGTAGAAAAATTCATTAAAGGTGATTCAAAAAATACACCTGTATATTTAGCAAATGAAGAATTTAAGTTTGATCCAATAACTGTAGCTTTAGCGGGTGGTGGAAGCATCGATAAAGGTGCAAAAGTTTTTGAGAATATGGTCAAACAAGTGCGTTCTCATAAAAATAGTAATGGATTAGGTTTGCCTCCAAAAGCAAAACATCCTTTAGAATACATGAACATAGCATAAAAGGAATTAGGATATGCCAGGATCTTTACGGGCAACAATTGGTGATGTTGATGCAACTGTCCAAGGCAGACCTGGACATATAACAAGATATGAACATGCTATTTTACAGCAATTAGCAGATCTTGCAGCACGAGATTATGAAAGATTACCATCTAAGATTGCAGCACGTACGCCTATACAAAAATATGTATCTGATGAAGTTATGAAAATGTTGGGAACCCTCAGTCATAATGTTGAGGAAAAGGCACAAGACCAAAGACGTCAAGCTGCTGAACAAAGACAAAAGGCACAAGACCAAAGACGTCAAGCTGCTGAACAAAGACAAATTGATAAAATAATTAAGCAAAATGAAAGATTAGGTGCTCAACAAAGAAAAGCTCCAGCACCACAAGTAGCAGCAGATAGGAACGAAGAACAAGAACCAATAGTAAGACATCCAATAGCACCACACATAGAAGAATTTACATCTTTACCGGCAGCTAAAAAGATTTATAGAAAATTTCGGGAGGAATATCCTTATGCTCCTGATGTTGAATTTACATCTTTACCGCAAGCTAAAATGATATATAAAAAAGCCTATCAAGACGTGCTAAGTGGGGTTATAGAAGGACGACCAATTGTTGCAGAAGGAGCAGAACGACCATTTAGTAGTTTTGAAAGAAATCCTAGGCATGTGCTTTTAGAGGGTGTTAGTGATCCTGTTGCAAGAAAAAGACTACTCAGTGAACAATTGCATGAAAGAGATCGTCTTTTAGGGTTGCCGGAACAAAGGGGAGTGCATCCAGAAGCACAGGGTCTTAATCCTGTTAAAGAGAACAGAATAATTAACGCCGCCCTACATTATAATGACTATTTAAAAGCATTATCCCCAGAAGCTATGGGACGTCTACAACATCAAGAACAAGAGAAAATCAGAATCAAACAAGAACAAGAACAAGAACCAATAGTAAGACATCCAATGGATGTTGGCATAAATGAAGAAGAAAGATTTCCAGATATTGAGCCAGATTTTGAAACATTGAGACATGAATCTTTTGACCCAATGGTTGATGAAGCTTTACGAGATAATTTTAATATTGGGCAACAAGAAATTAAAGCAAGTTTTTCTTCAAGGAATAAACATTTACGCGATATGATTTTAGCAAAAACACTAGACGTAGGCAAATCTCCTTTAAGAGATGCTCATGAAATAGGAAGCTTTTTATCTGATAAATATCGTGGAATGAGCAGTTCTGTTCTTGATGAAATGACAGAAAATTATCTTAGTAATATTTTACCAAAAGCCAATTTAGGCTATATGGGCGGAGCTTGGAATAGTCCACAAAGACGTACTCATAATGAAAAAGTGCTTAGTAATCTTCATAAAGATGTTTCACGTAACCTTATTAATTTGGAAGCTAAAACAGCCGAAAAAGGATTAGAAGAAGCAGGACAGCAACGAACACGTCAATTGTATGCAGCTAAAGGTGCTGCTGAAATGTTAAATCAACAACAGCAAGAAGCATCTAGGGGCGCTGAAACATTAGCTAATTTAGAAAAAACAAAAATAGGATCTGATTTAGCTAAAATTGAAGCAGCAAGAACTTTAGGCGCAGAAGAACAAAATTTTGAAGGATCAAGATTAGAGGAAACGCAAAGAGAAGCATTAAGACAGCAAGAATATCCTTTAGAAATGATTGAAAGACAATTAGGAGCTTCTAGAGGTATTCCAACAGCATCTTATGCAACGCATCAACAAATATCTCAACAACCTAATTATGCTGCTATTGGTGCAGGTGGCATTGGAAATATGGCAACAGCTATGATGTATCCACAACAACAATTACAACAACGAAAAAGTGGGGGTTTAATTCAAAAATATGCTCCTGGTGGATTTGTTCTTCCTAAGGTTGAAAATGATCCACAAACACAATTAATAGAACAAGAAGCTCAATCATTAATGAATGAACCATATAATCCTCAACAAGCTCTTTTACATGGAATAGCTAAAGCTGGTGATAAAATAGCAGAACGTTATACTGGCATGCCAGGAATAGCTGGAGATATGGCTGATACACATTTAGCACATCAAGAAGCACATGCGGTAAAACGTGCGCGCGGCCTTAACTTAATCCAACAAGTACAAGCTAGTCGTGTAAAACAACAGAATTTTTTGGCTGAATTAGAATATAAAAATAAACATCATAGTGAAACACTTGGTGAAACATCACGTCATCATCAAGCTATAGAAAGATTTAAAGAACGTGAATTAACTCCTTCTGAGGGAGGTCGACACTTTGAACATCCTGAACAAGCAAAACAACATTACAAAACTGAGCAAGAGATAAAGGATAATTTATTAGAATCAAGAAAAACAGCTCAAGAATTTAATGATTCTCTCTCTTTAATAAAAAAATCCTATAAAGACATGGGTATAACTGGGCCCGGGGCTGAATATATACCAGACGTATTGGCTGTTGCGTTTTCAAAAGAAGGATCTTTAGCTAATAGACGTGCGGTTGGGATGGAAATAAAAAAATCTGTTCTTGCTCAATTAGCTAAACAAAAAGGCGTTCAATCTGATAAAGACATGGCTTACATGGCTAAGACTCTTCCTGATTTTAATGATCCAAAAAGTGTATGGAAGCAATGGATTGATAACGGTGAGATTTTCAAACAAAGAAACGCAGAGCATAACAAGTTTATCAAAGAAAAAACCTCTCAAGGAATTTTTTATCAAGATGCTCAAAATCAATGGCAAGATTACATTACAGAAAATCCATTGTTTGAGAAAAAAGGTGAAGCATCATCAGATGATGGAATGGTTAGTGTTATTTCTCCGGAAGGACTCCCTGGAAAATTACCAGCACATAATCTTGAAAAAGCATTAGCAAGAGGATACAAACGTGCCGCATGATGATTTAGGATTTGTTCCATATGCTACTCAAAATGATTTAGGATTTGTTCCTGAACAATCATTAGAAGACGAATCTTCTTTTGGTGAAGAAACTTTGCGTCAATTAGGACGTACAGGCAGAGGAGTTGCAACTGGAATAGCGGGTCTTGCTGATATTCCAAACTTAGCAGCTATGGGTTTACATGCAGCTGGTCTTAAAGAAGATCCTTTATTCTATGAACCAGTTGCTCAACGGGTTCAAGAAAAAATTGATGAAATAACAAGTGGTAAATTAAAACCTCGATCAGGATTTGAAAGAGCAGCGGATGCCGTAGTGGAAGGTATTGCTCCTCTTGCTTTAGCGCCTGTTACTGGTGGTGCTTCATTAACAAGTACATTGACTAGAAATTTGGCTAAAAATATTGCGGGAACGGGTGCAAAAAAAAGCATACAAAAGGGTGCTGAAAAACTTGCATCATTAGGTGCAAATACTTATGCACCGACCGCTGGAAATTTAGCAGGTAGTGCTGGATCTTCATTGGCTATGCAACAATATCTTGATGAAAATGAAGATCCATCAATTGTAGCAGCATTAGCGGCTGGTTTGGCAGGTGGTGTTGGTGCTCAGGTTGCACCTCAAGCCATTAAATCAATAGGTAAAGGTATGCGTCACCCTATTGAAAGTACTAAAAATGCTGCTGCTAGTTTATATGCTAAAAGATTAGGAATAGATCCTGAACAATATGCTAGAAATGAACAGTTAGGACTTCCTGTAACAGCAGGACAAGTTAGTAAAAAAGATAGCACAAAAGCACGAGAAGAAATTTTACGTCATCATCCTAGTTCTCGTGATGAATTTGCTAAATCATATAAATCAAGAGAAGAAGCAATTGCTAAAAATTTAGGTGTAAGCGAACCAGAAGATTTAAAAAGAACGGTGCGCAATATAGATAAATCAATTGCTAGAGAAGGCGCTGAAGGTTATAAAAAGCGTATTAGTGATATATTTGAACATTATCAAAATAAGTTTGAAGGTCGAGAACAACAAGCTATTGAAAACCGTGAATTAGTAAATGTTTCTGATATTCATGATAAATTATCAGCAGGAGCAAAAGGTCTTAAAAAAACCAAAGAATTGAAAGATTTTGAAAAAACTCCATTAGGACACTTTAGAAAACAAATTGAAGATTATGCAGAATCTTCTTTGACTGCAAAAGATATATCAAATCTTCGCAAACAAGGATTTTCTGATGAAATTATTGAAAAAATTGGAACACCTAATAAACTTGTTGGATATGCAGGTTTAGAATCATTACGTCGAGAAGCAAAATCTTTACGAGATAATGCTAAACGTGGAACCCCTGAATATCGTGATTCTTCTTATATTTATGATATGTTATCACGAAAACGCCATGATTTTATGGAAGAAGCAGGAACTACAACTGAAAAGCATGCCGCAAAAAAAGCACGTGAAGTTTATCGTCAATACGCTAGCAAAGATGAAAAAAACTTTAAGAAATATATTTATGATATTACGGAAAGTTCAAATGATGCAGCTGCATTTGAAAAGCTAATTTCAAAAGATCCCAAATATCTTCATGTAACACGTATGGGTTTACCTAAAGAAGAACAAAACAGACTTGCCGAATCTGTAATTGAACATTTAGGAAAGCAGCAGGGTAGATTTAACATAAATCATGCTTATACCAGATGGGAAAAACTTGAACCTGGGGTCCAGGCAGAATTTTTACAAAGTATGCATAAACCAGATCGTAAAAACTTTTTAGGTACCATGGATCTTATTGGTGAAAATAAAGATGTGATGGAAAAAATATCTAACGTATCTCGTTCTGCTCATACTTTAACAAGCACAAAAGCCAGAGAAGATATATTATCGTCAGCTTTAAAAGGTAATGTTAAAGGTGTTATGGAACAATTATTTAAAAACGGTTTATATCGTTTAGATGCCAAGGCTTATACTGATCCGATTTTCTTAAAACGCATGAATGAAATGGCTAAGGCTCAAAATGGTAAAACGCTTTATAATCGTACAAATTTACTTTTAAAAAGCCCTGTATTCCGCCATTTAAGTCGTGAAAATGAAAAAACTAAAGAATCTGAAAAAAAACAAAAAAAGTTACATATTATGATGACTCCAAACAGAGCGTATCAAATAAATTAATCAATTTATAAAACATTTCAAAATGGGAAAACACTTTATACGTTTTATTTAGAATCAATTATGATACGAACTTATTTTTTTAATTATGTTTTTTGATTCATCATCTAAATTATGTTTATATATTAATGACATTGACAATGCAAAAAAATGATTACAAAATTTATTTGTGAATATTTTTTATTCATAAAACTTTATAAAACTCCATAAAAAAAGATAACATCAACGTGTTATCTTTTTTTAATTTTATAAAAAGTAAGTTATAGCGATTGATAGTTATTTATAAATTTATATATAATGATATACATTAAATTAATTATTAATTATTATGACATCTCAAATTACTATTAGAAAAAAAAATTCAGAATACGTACTTAATAAAAAAGAATATAAATATTTATCTGTAAAACTTCCCATAGAAGTTCATATTCAAATTGAACAAATTAAATTAGATCTACGTAAAAATTTTATCAAAAATGTTATGCAAGATGCTTTAAATGATTATTTTAAAAAGTATGGTTATCCTCCTATTGCTTAAACAATAATAAAAAAAGCAGCTACATGCTGCTTTTTTTAAGAGATTAAATATATGAAATATTAAAACGTCAATGCTTTATGTGTTTTAATGGTAGCCTCATGTTATGTATAACTTTTGAGTGTGTCAAGTGTTTACTCATTGTTATTCCGTTTAATTATCCCCACAACAGTTCCAGGTGATATTTTAAGGTTTTTAGCAATTTTTCTGATGGTATCGCCATTTTCTCTAGCTTTTAATACAAGTTTTTTTACTTTATCAGAAGTAGGACGAAATCCTGTTTTTCTACCAAGGATCATCCCTTTAGATTTAGCTAATGCAATACCGGACATAATACGTTCTTGAATTAAATCACGTTCGAATTCTGCAATGGATGCAAAAACAGACGCAATCATTTTTCCATGAGCTGTACATAAATCATATTGCATTCCATTTAGAGCAAGTAGCGAGACATTATAAGATTGAAGAAGTTGTAAAGTTGTTACGAGATCAATAGTACTTCTTCCCCATCTACTAAGTTCGGTTACCAAAATGCTATCTATATATCTTTGTTTTGCTAACTCAATAACTTGTTTACGAATGGCTCGACCATTTTTGGCGCCAGAAGCATTCTCTTTATATATACCAATTATTTCGTAACCTAATCTTTCACTAAAAGCGATCAAGTCTTTTTCTTGACGCTCACATGATTGATCTTTGGTTGAAACACGACAGTAAATAGCGATCTTTTTTTGTGTCAATTAATCCTCCTGATTTTTATCCCTCAAAACCCCTTGTTTTGGTCACACAATACATGTTTTAATTAGACACTACATTATATGAAACAAAAAATAAAGAGATGCATGATCTTGCTTTTCATATTTGTAGTTAATTTTAAATAAATTTTAAATAGAAAGTATAAAAAATGGTTAAAATAAAATGTTTACTAATAAGTTTATGCTTATTAACAAATGTAGATGCAGTAGATTCAAGTGTATATATTCATGAAGCTTGTATAAATAATGCACCGGATAATATCCCTAAAGAACGTGCATTAGGATTAGCTCATTTGAATCAGATGAATGCATGGTTTGCCCATGAGAGGTTCTGGGCAGTTAGCGGTGTTATTGACCCTAACACTTATGACAAACAACAAGAACTATATGCTGCATTTGCAGGACCCCCAATAGCATTTCTTAATGATTTAAGCATAAAGCTAAGCACAGAAATGGGTGCTGTTGGGTCGGCTCCTACTCCTGAAAGTATTGAGGATTTAGTAAGAAGGTCTCAGCAGATTCTTTTAACGATTGCTGCAGGAACGCCTGGCGCAGAAGGATTGGTTCGTCTTAATCCTACTAATGCTGCTGATTGGCAAGTAATTCGCAAAGCTATGTTTCTGGCGTTAAGCATGACCACTGATCCTGAGAAAGGCGGCCGTTCTTTTTTAAGTACATTATATGATTGCGGAAAGTTTTATCCTGAAAAAACAACTGAAACTGCTACCAGAAGTTATTACTGGAAACTAGAAGGTTTGGCCAAGAGTTTTTCAAAATTATGGGATGGAATAAAAACTGGAAAAGCAGACGCTGTTATTAATGCAGGGTTACAAGAGGTTGTAAATAATTTTGATCCTATGTCTGCAATAGGTGGAGCAAATCCTAGATATTATCGTGGTTCAAACTACCCAATGATAAAGGAAGCTTATGAACAAGCAAAAGCAATGATTTCTGTTGGAAGTGCTAGAGCAGAACTAACAGCAGCACAAGCATTGCATCCGAGGTTGAATTTTCAACAAGCATTTGTAACTCTTTATCCAGGTTTAACTGCATATACAGAATACCACGTGCCAAATGAACGAGCAGAAATGCTTATGGGCGCTGTAAGACCAGTTATTGCTCCTATAGCATTTACACCTGTGCGTGTGTGTTTAAATTACACAGCAGGAAAATGGTCGCTTAAAGGCAAAAATGAAACCTCAGAGCACATCATTTGGTCACAAGGTGCAAGTGCGAGTGAAGAATTCATAGGTTCATTAGAAGATGATCGTGGAACGCATTTGTTTAACTTTAGGGTAGATGGAGCCGTTGCTACAATTAAAGCAATTAGCACCGGATATGTAATAAATTCTGTGGGTGCTGGTGCAACGGTGGTCGTTGCCAATGGTGAAGGGCTTGGATTTGTTGAAACGTCCGCTTATCCTACAACTACAGATAACGATACGGATAAATCGAATCCAGCTTTATACATTGATACTGATTATTACCGAGGCATGAAGGGTGTATTAGTATCGCGCAGAGCCAGTACATGGGTAAGCTCTAAGCAGGTTAATCTATGGGACTACCAAGGATATGAAACAAAAAAGAATGTTAACGGAAACTCTTATAAGTTCTTTTCACAAAGAGGTCATGGAATTTTTGCCTATAAAGATGTAGTGCTTGAGTCTAATGATACACATTTATCATTTAGTGAAGTCATAGCTGGACAA